GAGAGTCGTTCGCCTTCGCCACGTATATTGCTGAAGTTGGTGCCTACTCCAGAGCCGTATTTGAAGATACGGGCTTCGCGGATCCACAAATCCATAATGCCACCGCCATTGACCAGGTCATCATCTACCGAAAGAATAAAACAAGCATGCGGCTGGGGGCGTTCGTAGGCAGAGGTTGATTTTTCAAGAACGGCAGTATCCGGGTTAACGAAGTAATGCCCCTGAGGTTTACCTTTGATACCGTAGGCGGTGTACAGCCCGGTATTAAACCATTGAGGAGAGTTGGGGGCTGCCATTTGGCTGAGCAGCGAGAACACGAGTTCATCGTAAAATATGTGAGCATCTTTAGAAGAGGCAAAGTAGCCGTATTTTTCTCCCCAGCTTTTCCAGCAGTCGGCGCTTTCCGTCTTTCTTCGGCAGTCTGGCAACAGCGGCCTGTGGGCTGACATTGGGCAGCGTTGCCGGGTCAAGTCTCCAGACGGAAAGCAGATCGACGCCGAATGCTTCCTGTGCCGCGCTGGCGGCCAGTAGATAGGACTGGCGAACACTCAACCCGGCGTGTGCCCGCTGCGTGCTCTGGAACAGGCGCGTAGCCTGGGTGATGGCCTTGGCCTTGGAAAAGTCGGCGCTGGCAGGACGGCGCATTGCATACTCGCCAGTCTTGCGGATCGACGGAAGAACCTCGTCCATCAACCACGCCTCGAACTTTTCCGCCTCCGGCTTGCGACTCTTGACGATCAGGCGGTACAGGTTGCCTTCGTTGATGAAGGTCAGCGATTGGACTCCGCCAGATGTAGGGGTGTCGCGTTTCGCTACCCCCTTCTCCTTGCAGTGCTTTTTTATGGCATCGGTGTCGTTTGCGTATCCAAGGACATTGCAAATGTCTTTGGCCGCGAACCATGGATTATCGTGATCGTCAGAAACGATGCGAACTGCCTGCTCTGTGAAATTGAAGATTACCGGCGCTGACGCGCTGGGTGTTGCGGTTGCTGTTTGCATAGTGAAACTCCGTTGACAATGGTTAAGATGAACCACCGCCGCCCCCTACGCCAAGAAGGGGTGGGCGACCAAAGCAGGAGTTGGCGTACCGGCAACGGCTACCGGCCAGCCTTGCGGCTGCTCCTGCCCGGTCGCCCATAAACGGACGCACGCAGGCAAACAAAAAGCCGCATGGCAAAACGCTGTGCGGCTCTCGCCGCCGTTGTTCAGGACGCCAATCCTGTCCTCTGTTTTTTGCAGAGGCATGCGGATTCTGTCGGGCGTTCGGTCGTTTGTCAAGCGTTCGGTCACTCGTTCATGGGCTTTTGTCGTAGCATAACACGGAGTGAGAAAAACTCAACCATCTTGTTGAGGAAAGCAAAATGGTGCAAGATGGCGGTACGTCGCAGACTTCCCAGAACTTCCCAAGGTTTGGGAAGTGCAACGAGCAAGGAAAAGAAGCTGTAAGTAGTGAATATATATAGAGTTCTTATTTATTTTTTCTTCTTTTTATTCTCTACTTCTCAACTTCCCATGCTTACCCCCATTCTTTGAATCTGCCTGTTTTCTGGCCTGATCTCTTGGAGGGTGGTGGAAGTCGGGGAAGCCCGAGAAGTTGCAGCGCAAGTCGTTGTCGCAAAAGGAAACGCGACCACCGGCAGGCTTCGACAGGCCGGGGAAGTTTTGGGAAACGAGGTTTTGCCTATTTTGTGAGCAGGGTTGAGCCTCGCTCACGATCTGGAAGGGCGAGCGGAGCGGGAGTAAGATGACGGCATGGAGGGAACGATGAAACGAATGATTCTTGCAGCAGCAATCTTGGCACTTGCCGGTTGCACCACGTCCAGCGCCATCATGACCGGGCAGGCGCGAACGGCAAAACCGGCATCCGATGTCCGCGTCTATCTGCGCCCACCAGCAAAGTTTGAATCCATCGCTTTGGTCAGCGCCATGTCGAATGCCGCCGTGTCGCGTGACGGCAGCAGAGAAAAGGCCGTGGCCGAGTTACAGCGCAAGGCTGGCGAACTTGGGGCCAATGGCATCCTGCTCAACCCGACGGAGACTGGGCAGAGCACCACGACAAGCGGCGTGTTCATTCCTGGCGCAACCAAGGGCGCCCCAGGCGTTTTTGTGGGCGGTGGTGGCGCCGGCCTGACAGTCGAGATGCAGGCAGAGGCAATCTACGTGACGGCGGAACAATGAAGGCCAAGGCGCTGCTCATGGCAATCGCCGCCACACTGACCGGATGCGCTGGCTACGTGCAAATGATGCCGCGTGACTCCGGCAAGGTGTATGCAGGCACGGTGCAGGGCAGCGCGACCGGCGCTGGAACCATGACCATTGCCATCGACGGCGAGCAATTCACCGGGCCGGTGGTGCGCACTGGATCGAGTGATGGCTTCGGGTTCATCCAGCAATACGGAACCAAGACCGGCGTCACGACGGGAACGGTAGTCAGTGCTGGTGGGACGGCGACCGTCAAAGCCATCCTGTCGTCGCCCTCTGGGCGCGGCCTGCGCTGTGAGTTCACGTCGGACGGATCGGGCGGAGGTGGGATCTGCGTTGATGACAAGGGCCGCGTGTTTGATGCGATTGTCGGGCGGTAATTTCAAGCATGGTATTTTTCATGGTATCGCCAAATGTTGCAGTGCAATAACACAAGCAAAATCAACGTCTTGCAAAGCCTGTTAATAATCGAGTGGGAATGATTTAATGTCTCGTACTGTCTGGCACTGAACAGTAAGAAAACAACGTAAGCCCGCGTCACTGCGGGCTTTTTTGTTGTTTGCGTCTGGTAACACCATGCACGACGATGCACCGGCAAGGAGTTATTTTCAATGGTACTTCCAGTGGTATTATTTTCAGGCGCCCGGAAATTCTGGCCGATACCATTCATTGACGATGCAGGAATTCATGGTATCGGAATAGCAAAAGTCTAGGCGTGGTGCGGGTTTGCAGCGGTTTTCATGGTTCGCAAAATCATGGTATCGCCAGCCCTTGCCGATACCATGACCGAATGAACGACCGACCGAAGCAAAGGAGAGAGCCATGCTTTCCGATACCAAGCTGCGCAACTTGAAGGCGCAGGACAAGATGTACAAGGTGGCCGACCGCGACGGCCTCTATGTAGCAGTCACCAAGGCGGGCGGAATTTCGTTCCGCTACAACTACACCCTCAACGGCAGGCAGGAGACGGTGACGTTCGGCCAGTACGGCGTGGGCGGCATCACATTGGCCGAAGCCCGCGAACGGCTGGACGAGGCGAAGAAGATGATCGCCGCTGGCAAATCGCCGGCCAGGGAGAAGGCGCGGGCCAAGAACCGCGACAAGGATGCCAAGACGTTCGACGACTGGGCGCAGGCGTGGCTGCGCGGCTACGAGATGGCAGACTCGACACGGGACATGCGCCGAGCCTGCTATGACCGGGAGTTGAAAGACCCGTTCGGAAACAAGCTACTGGCCGAGATCAACCATGATGATCTGCGCGATCTGACCGACAAGATCGTGGCCAGGGGGGCGCCTGCTACGGCGGTGCATACCCGCGAAGTGGTGATGCAGATCTACCGCTGGGCGAACGAACGCGGCCAGCGCGTCGACAACCCGGCTGACTTGGTGCGCCCCACGGCCATTGCCCGGTTCGCGCCGCGTGAGCGTGCCCTGTCGCCGGATGAAATCGGGCTGATGTATGAATATCTGGAGAAAATATCGGCAGGCCCGCAGTTCAAGGTGGCGTGCAAGCTGCTGCTGCTGACGATGGTGCGCAAGGGCGAACTGACCGATGCGAAGTGGAGCGAGATCAGTTTCACAGATGCCCTATGGACGATCCCAAAGGAGAGGATGAAGCGCCGCAATCCGCATCTGGTGTTTCTGTCCAGGCAGGCGCTGGAGATCTTCATGGCGCTCAAGACATTTGCCGGGGGGTCTGAATGGGTGCTGCCGTCACGCTATGACGCCGATGCACCGATGAGCAATGCCACGCTGAACCGCGTGCTGGAACTGGTCTATACGCTGGCGCAGAAGGACGGCAAGGCACTGTCCAAGTTCGGGCCGCACGACTTGCGCCGAACGGCCAGCACCTTGCTGCACGAGGCTGGGTACAACACGGATTGGATCGAGAAATGCCTTGCCCATGAACAGAAGGGCGTCAGGGCGGTGTACAACAAGGCCGAGTACCGGGAACAGCGCACGGCCATGTTGCAGGATTGGGCGGACATGATTGACGGCTGGACGATCAAGAAACGATGACCGTCTGGCCGGGTCGGGGAGTGTCAGGATTTCTGTGTGTGAGGCTGTTGAATCCGTCACTCAATCGTGAGGCGGCTTGGTGATCTTACTGGCCCGATCTGGTAAATCGGTCCTCGTAGAGGATCGCAAATTGGTTCATCGCTGATTTCCAGTGGTTGGCCGCCCGCCCCCAGTCCGCGGTGATGTTGCGCAGCGCCAGCCAGATCAGCTTGGTGGCCGCCTCGTCGCTGGGGAAGTGGCCGCGCGTTTTGATGATCTTGCGCAGCCGTGCGTTCACGCTCTCGATGGCGTTGGTGGTGTAGATCACGCGCCGCACCTCGGGCGGGAAGGCGAAGAACGGGATGACCTTGTCCCAGGCCCGGCGCCAGGCGCTGACCACGGTCGGGAACCGCTGCCCCCAGGGGCCGGCCGCAAACGCATCCAACTCGGCCTCGGCCGCCTCGGCGCTCACCGCGGTGTAGATGGGTTTGATGGCTGCGGCCAGCGCCTTGCGGTCTTTCCATGACGCAAAGTCCAGGCCACCCCGGATCAGGTGCACGATGCAGGTCTGCAGCGTCGTCGCCGGGAACACTGCGCCCAGCGCCTCTGGCATGCCCTTGAGGCCGTCGGTGACGGCAATCAGGATGTCCTGCACCCCGCGCGTCTTCAGATCGTTGAAGACCTTCATCCAGAACTTCGCCCCCTCGGTGTTCTCGATCCAGATTCCCAGGATGTCGCGCGAGCCGTCAGGCAGTACGCCCAGCGCCAGGTAGACGGCCTTGGAGCGCACCACCGCATCCTCGCGAATCTTGACCCGCAGCGCATCGAAGAACACCACCGGGTACATCGCCTCCAGCGGCCGTGTCTGCCAGGCCGTGACCTCGCCCATCACCTCATCGGTGACACGGCTGATGAGCTCGGGCGAGACGTCCACCGAGTACATCTCAGCCAGGAAACCCTGGATCTCGCGCACCGTCATGCCGCGTGCGTACATGGCGATGATCTTGTCGTCGAAACCCGTAAAGCGCCGCTCGTGCTTGCCAATGAGCTGCGGCTCGAAGCTGCCTTCGCGATCGCGTGGGACATCGATGCGCAGCGCCCCCACATCGGTCAGTACGGTCTTGGTGCTCTTGCCGTTGCGGTGGTTGGCTGATCCGCCTGTGGGCTTGGCTTGGCCGGGCGCATAGCCTAGGTGATGACTCATCTCGGCGCCCAGCGCCCGCTCAAGAATTGACTTCTTGAACTGATCGAACAGCCCTTGGACTTGGCCCGGCGTCATGGGCCCGGTCACCAACTGGTCAAGCAGCTCGGCCGGGATGTGAAATTGCGGCTGTGCCGCCTGGTCCGCCAAAGCGGTGGGTTTGGTCTTGCGTGGCATTCATGCTCCTTGTCGACATGCTATGCCTCACACACAAAATTTCTGACAAGCTCCCGGGTCGTGCCGCCTGGTCGCCGGATGACTTGCGCCCCTCAATCCATGCCGTAACTTCGGCCAGATCCCATGCTACGTTACGGGTGGTGAGGGCGATGCGCTTGGGAAAGTCGCCACGCTTTTCCATGTTGTAGATGGCCTTCTCCGACAGCGGGATCATGCCCAGCAGTGTTTTCTTGTTGATGAGTTGCATGATCGTCTCCGTCAGAAAGGTATCTCGTCCCACTTCCACTCCGGGCAGCCTTGCTCCTTGACTTCTGGAGGCGGCTCAACACCACCGGCACGCTTGCAGCCGCGACCGTCGAAGGCATCGCATGATCCGCAGCCGGTGTGGATGGATTCGAGAAAACTGATTTCCATGCGCAGCACTTCGATGCGCTTGGCGATTTCTTTCTTGGTCGTGTAAAGGGCTTCGCTCAAAATGCCACCTCGTCGAATCTGGTGTGTTCAGCGACACTCGCCACGTCCAGGCGACGGCGGCCCATATCAACGGACTGCACGCGCCAATACTTGCCGTCCAGCTTGACGGTGATGGTGTCGGGGGAAGGGATGCGGTTTTCGCGCACCATGGCGAGGGCTTCCTCGACATGGTTGGGGCAGACACAGCCGCGCTGCCAGAACCACGAAACTGCGTGCTTCTTGACGTAGGCCCGGTCGTCCTCGATGGGTAGCCACTCGTTGAAGGTGGAAGGCCCGCACCAGTACGTCACCTTGACAGAATCGGGCTTGCCGATCTTCGAGTAACGCTCGTACTCGACACGATCCACGGTGTAGGTGCGTGGTTTTTCCAGCGCGGCAACTACCACGGCATCGGCGGCTTCGGTGCCGTGCTTGGCCGACTCATTCTCCGGGAACAGGTTGCCGCACTCTGGGCACTCGCGCACGCCAGCATGCACCAGCGCCTGACAGTTGGGGCACTCCTTGACCGGAGCCACGCTGACGCCTTCGCCCTTCTCAGCCTTGCGCTTGACCTTGATCTGGTCGATGGGGCCATGGCGCTCGACGTTGCCGGCGAAGTCCAGAATCAGGGTGTTTTCCTTGGAGGCGTGCTTGCGCAGGCCGCGCCCCATGATCTGCACGTACAGGCCGGTGGATTTCGTCGGGCGCAGCATCACGATGCAGTCGATGTGCGGGGCGTCGAACCCGGTTGTCAGCAGCATGGCGTTGAACAGGATGCGCGTGCGACCTTCCTTGAAGGCGTTGATCTTGGCGTCACGCTCAGTGGGTGCCATGTCGCCCGTCACGTAATCCGCTGTCCAGCCACGGGCACGGCAAGCGTCGGCACAGTGGGCCGCGTGCTCCACGCCAGCGCAGAAGCCAAGGATGTGATTGCGGTCGTGGGCGTAGCGGGCCACTTCGTCCAGTGCGCCCTGGATCAAGTAGTCCTTGTCCATGGCCTGCTGCAATTCGTTGGCGACGAACTCCCCGCCACGGGTATGCACGTCGGACAGATCAGCCTTGGTGGCGCCGTTGCGGGCCACCAGCGGGCATAGCCAGCCGTCTTTGATGAGATCGCCAACACCAGCCTCGTAGGCAATGTCGGTGAATACCCGGTGCTCGCCTTCGATCAAAATGCCGGAGTCCATGCGGTACGGCGTAGCCGTCAGGCCGATGACCTTGAGGAACGGGTTGTGCTGGCGCAGGCCGGTGAGGAAGCGCCCGTACATGGTGTCGCTGTTCTTCGACAGCAAATGGGCCTCGTCGATGATGACCAGATCTGTTCCGCCAAACTTGGCGGGCATCTTGTGAATGGACTGGATGCCGGCCACGGTGATCTGGTGCTTGATCTTCTTGCCAAGGCCCGCTGACCAGATGCCGATAGGGGCCTCTGGCCAGTAACGGATGATGGCCTGGGCGTCCTGCGCTATCAGTTCCTTGACGTGCGTGAGCACGACAATGCGTGTCGTCGGGTAGGCGTCGATGGCGCCCTTGATGAACGCGGCCAGTGTCAAAGACTTGCCGGCGCCTGTCGGCAGGACGATCAGCGGATTGCCGTCTCGCGTGCGGAAGTAGTCATACAGGGCGTCGATGCTGGCCTGCTGGTAGGGGCGAAGGTCGATCATGCCGCCTCCTTCACGCCGACAATGATGCTGGGCGGCATTGGCAGTTCAATACCGATCGGTCGCCACAGGTGCAGGCAGTTGGGATGGTTGTTGACGTACTCGCTGCGCGGCGGGTGATACTGAATCACGCAGTCGCTCTCGTCCCAGAACATCGCCTTGATCTGGCACATCTCGTCCCATGTGGGGCAACGATCCTTGCGGCTGACGCTGACATGCTCCCAGCCGATACCATCGGCGGCGATGACGAACACGGTCTGGCCGTGCTTCAACTTGACCTCGAACGCGCCGTTGTTGCCGAAGTCGTCCGTGCTGGCGATGCGCCCGGTGCGCACCCTGAATTTGTTTGGTACGTGGAATGTCATTCCTCGCGCTCCTTGCAATAGCTCTTTGGGCGCTTGTTCCCGATATGCCAGCCCGCGCAGGTTTGGCAGCGATAGACCACGACACGCGATTCCTCGCGCCGTCGCTGCTGCTTGGCCACGGTGTGCGCCAGTACGGCGCTGTCGTAGCGGTGTTTTCCGTAGCACTGGGCAGCGGCTACTTCTTCGCTGGGCTTGCGCTTCTTGGTCATGATCGAGAAAAGCTGTATTGATGATTAACCTGCAATCGTTCCGTTGAACTCAATACGGAATTTCTCAATCTCCGGGTCGCAAATAGCCCGGTGATCTTTGGCCGCGCTGATTTCATTGCTGGCGTAGATGTACTGCTGCAAGGGCAGATCGTAAGGCAGTCCGGTCGCTTCGTCGGTGACGATGAACTGTTTGGCCGGGTCGTCTTTGCGCTGGAACATGATCCAGCCGTCGCCTGCGTCGATGGCATCGGCGTAGGTAATCAGAAACGGCAACGGCAAGTGGTTTCCGCAGCCGGTACGCTGGGCATGCACTGGGATTTCCGGGCCGTGCTTTGCACATGACCAGCGGCCATCGCCTTCGCGTTCTGGCGTGGAATGCACGCACGTCCTGCACGACAGGGCCGGCGTCCGGTTGCCGTGGCACACGTCATTGTGCGAGCACCAGTTACAGATGTAGAACTTGGGGTCGTCGCTGATCTTTGGCGGCGGTTCGGCGGCGAATATGATGCTCTCGGCCTTTGCCTGAATCTTCTCGAATTCCACCTGATCGAACTCGATGCGCTCAGAGTAC